AAATATTGGTATCTCTCCTTTTTGTAACAAACAGGTAAATCCAAACTCCTATGATGTAACCCTTTCAGATCAGTTCTATCCCATGGATTTCCAGGGTTTAATTGATCCACATGAAAAGATGCCATTTGGTAATACCTATACCATGGATACCTTTGTAATTAAGCCACAGGAGCATATATTGGCATCTACCATTGAAACTATTCATTTAACCAATGGATATGTAGCAATGCTCAATGGCAAGTCATCCTGGGGTCGGTTAGGCATTACAATCCATCAAACTGCTGGATTTGTGGATTCCGGGTTCCATGGGCAACTTACTCTCGAAATCTTCAATGTAAACAGGTATGCATCGGTAATCCTGCGCAAAGGTGATCGTATAGGTCAGTTAATCTTCTTTAAGGTGAATCAATGTGATTTAACCTATGATCAGATACTTTCATCAAAGTATTATGGTCAGGAAGGGGTTACACTAAGCAAGTATTACGAGGGTTACAATCATGGATTATGAAATTGACGATGATAAAATCATTGCATATATTCAGAAACATTACTGTCCAGAAGATGTATTTACGGTATCTGATTTGGATTACTGGGCATTAAGTAATGGATTTGTCAAGGAGGAGTAATGAATCTATTTGACACGTTTAAACGGTTATCAGTTGGTCTAGCTGGTCCGGATGAGATCAAAGGCCAGGAAGTTCCGGTCTTATATGGACTGGGATTTTCAGATCCGGTGATGGCATCCAAGGTTAACCAGTTCATTTTTGTAATTCATCAGACCATTCTGGACCATTTACTGGTAGAGGTATTTAAAGGCAGGAAAGTTCCCAGGTGGATCAAAAAGCCCAAGGAAGTCAAGGATGAGATATCAGATTACTGCAAAGAACATGGATTGCACAGAACCCCGGTTTTGGAACGGTTAATCAAGGACAATTATGAAGACTTTCTCAGGGAGACCAGAGCCGATGATAAGGCATTTAAGAAGGCTGGTATAACACTTGAAAGGCCGGAGACAAATGCATGGTTCTGACAAATGTTATTATCGGTGCAATAATACGAGATTTGGAATCCAAAGGTTTCGAGATGGAACGTGATAATGGGTATTATATTTTATCTGGTGAAAAAGGCATTGTAGATATCACTGTAGATGATAATACCATTTCTATCACCGTTCAGGAACTATAACTTTTTTATACCTTTGAATAGTATGTATTGAGTATGATTACTCAACTTCTTGAGGATCTGGGATATACTGCCGATGAGGCACGTATAATACAGTATTTGCTGAAAAGTAAAGATGTTAACCAGCGCAGTATTGAACGTGAATGCGATATCAACCAGCCACGTGTCAGCAATGCAGTAAGATCATTGCAAAAGAAAGGTGTGCTTTCATATATGCGTATCCCTAGTGAACGGGGAAAACCGGTAAAGGTATATGCACTTATCAAGGATGCTATAACCAATGGTCCAGAAGAACGAATAAAAACCGAATACGAAAAGCGAATGAAAGTATTTGCAGCTTTAAAAGCATGATAATTTTTGAAGCATCCGGTTCAGATGTTATTATTCGTGGACGCCATAGCAATGGCGATAGGTATCAGGAAAGACGGAAGTATCGTCCATATTTCTATGTAAAGGGAGATGGACCGTATAAAAGTCTGTTTGGTGATAAACTAAAAAAGATTGAGGTTGATCATCCGGCAAATGTAAAGCAGGAAAAATACAAGTATCCACAGTCATTCGAATCCGATGTTACCTATATCAATCGTTACATGATCGATTGTATTCCAGAACTGCCAAAGGAACCTATCAGGTGTGCATTTCTGGATATTGAGGTTGATGATGCAGATGGATATCCAAACCTGGAAACAGCAGATAAACAGATCATTTCTATCTGTATATATGATTCATTTAAGAAAAAGTATCATATATTTGCTTTGATGCCGGAGACCGGCGATGAACGGGTTGAGAAGCATGGAAATACGAATTTCTACTACTTTAATACGGAAGAAAATCTGCTTAATCAGGTCGTTCGATTTGTGGAAATATACGATTTCGATTTATTTTGGGCATGGAACGGCGACTCTTTCGATTACCCCTATATGTTTAAAAGACAGGGAAATCCCAGTCTGTTCTCTCCGATGCATGATGTAGATAGATCTGGATTACCACGGGGAAGGGTCTGGATGGACCTGATGTGGTCATATGATAAGATGATGACCACTGAGCTTGAATCCAAAGGTCTGGATTATGTAGCGAAACTGGAAGGATTAACTGGCAAAATTCAGCATGAAGGAAAGGTCGGTGAACTGTGGAGGAAAGACTTTCAGAAATTTATCGATTACAATAAGCATGATGTTGAACTGATGGTCCAGATAGAGGAAAAGCGTGGTGTTCTGAACTACTTTGACGGAGTCAGACGCATGACATACTCATACTGGTATGACATCAGACATAATTCACGGGTGCTTGATTTCTTCATGTTAAAAAAGGCTCACCAGAAAGGTATAGTGCTATCCACAATGGCGAATGTTATTGAGTCAGAGAAGATAGAGGGTGCCCGTGTGATCCCCCCAAAGCCTGGTCTCCATGAGATGGTGGCAGGGGTTGATGTCAGATCCTTGTATCCAAGTGCAATCATGCTTGGGAATATGAGTCCGGAGACCGTGGATCAGCAGGGTGAGATTACCATAGGACCGGCAAAGTTCTCTACCAAGGTTCGTGGATTTGTGCCTCAGGTGGTAGAGGAGTTATGGGATTATCGTCAGTCCATCAAAAAGGAGATGAAAACACACGAAATAGATTCAGAAGAGTATAACAGACTGGATGAACTCCAGACAGTTGCAAAATTCCTGTTAAATTCTGTATATGGTATATTGTTATATCCACGTTCAAGAATTTATAAACGTGAACTTGGTGCTGCAGTAACATACTTTGGAAGAACTTTCAATGAATATATGGAACGTGTAGCCCTATCATTCGGGGTAGAAATCATAGCCGGTGACACAGATTCCTTATATTTTAAAGTTACATCCGTAGAACAGGCACAGGAAATTGCAAACGCAATTAATGCAGGTATACCAGAATTTATCAGGTCTAACTTTGGCGATGATAAATATAATATCATCTATGTCGAGTTTGAAAAGGTATACAAGAAATTATTCTTCCTGGGAGATGAACATGGCAATGCCAAGAAGAAACGGTATGCCGGGACCATATTCTGGAAAGACGGAAAAGTTCTGGATCATGTAGTGATGGACATCAAGGGATTTGATGCTGCCAGGTCAGACAGTCCCACATTCATTCGATTATTACAAAAACAGGTATTGCTTGATATCTTAAATGATGTTCCGCGACAGGAAGTGGTAAACAAGATTCGTGTAATCCGAGACAAAATATTGAATGGTGAATACACAGGAACGGAACTTGGTATTCCAAAAGGAATGAGCAAACTCCCACATGAGTATACCAAGAATATTGGTGCTCATATTCGTGGTGTAATTTACAGTAACATGTATCTTGGCACAAATATTAAACGTGACAAGGTAAAATATGTATATGTTTCACGTAGTCCGTCAGGTTATCCAGAAACGAATGTAATATCATTTATAGATACCATGCCAGAAGGATTTGAACCAGATTACAAAAAGATGGAAGAATCCTTAATACATGCAAAATTTGTAAATATATTCAGTTCGATGGGCTGGAATATGTCAGAACTTGATGGCGTGACTGTAGTAAAAGGTGATGCATTTTGGTAAACGAACCTTCATTTGAAGATATGGCTAAATGGGCAGAAGAAGCCTATGGATTGAGTATTGATGAACTTCCACATTTTATTTATAAAATACGGGATTCATATGACCATAGCAGCATCAGCAAAGTCAACATGGTCAATATTGCGGTTACCTGTATCCTAAACAATTTCTACCAGGAAAAGGTCATTCCGATGTCTGAACCAGAGGTAATGACATCAAAGTGGACCCTTATCAAGATGCTCTTCCCAGAGGTTGGGGATGGACCAATCAGTATCATAAAATGGAATAGTCTTCTATCACCAACTGCAGAACCATATTTCCATTCCATACCAGCCGATGTGTTTGTTGATATTCAGGAGAGTGCAAAACTTCTGGTGACCCGTCATGAGGAAGGCCGGGAGACATTTTCAGACGAAGAACTTGCACACTGGAGATCCATCATAGACGGTCAGGTGCCTTACGGGTATAGAATCATTCAAGATGTTGTAGAACCAACAACTCCGGAATGATTGGTGAATGTTTTATTGCAACTGCACATGGCCCGACTGCGGTTGCCGATCTCCAACCTGGAGATCTCC